CGCAGTCGTTCGATCTCCTCGAAGTCGATATGTCGCCGGCGCAGGCGAAAGCTTACGCGACCATGCAGGAGATCATGATGGTCGGCCTGCAGGACACCGGGCAGGTGATCTCGGCGAAGATCGTCATCGCCCAGCTGCAGAAGCTGCACCAGATCTCCTCGGGCTTCGTCTTCGACGAGGATCGCCGAGTGCACTGGCTCTCCTTGGAAAAGGTCGAGGCCATCGCCGACCGGATCGACGATCTCAACCGGCCCGTCGTGGTCTGGGCGCCCTGGGTGCCCTTGATCGACAAGATCGAGGAGGTGCTCGAAAAGCGCGGCGGCGTGGTGCGCTACCGCCAGCTATCGGACGTCGATCGCTGGCGGGCGAAGGGCACCGGCCGCAACCCGATCCTTGCGAACCCGGCCTCCGGCGGCACCGGCGTCGACGGGATGCAGTTTGCCTCCTGGGCGATCTACGCGGCGAACACCTTCTCCCTCGAACATCGCGACCAGTCGATCAAGCGCACCCACCGCGGCGACCAGAAGGAGCATTGCTTCTACCTCGACGCGGTGACCCGCGGGTCGCGCGATCTCGTCGCCGTCGATGCTCTGAAGGCGAAGAAGGACATCAGCGCCATGACCATCGATCAGCTGCGGGAGTTCGTCCTGGGCTCGCTCCGGTGAAGGCCATCCGGGCAAAGCCGTTGCCCATGAAGCACCGCGGCCTCGACGGGGTGCCGTGCCATTGGTGTGGCGAGCCCATGCAAAACCGCGATCCCCACCTTCGGCCCACCCGGGATCACGTCATCCCCCGCTCGCGTGGCGGCGGCGGGCGGGAGAACATCGTCTTCGCCTGTTTCGACTGCAACCAGTTGAAGGGCGACATGCCGCCCGAGGCGTGGAATCCGGTCCGGGCGACCATCCCGGAGTGGCGCTCGCTGCTGAAGTCCACCACGCTGCGCGGCTGCCGGCTGCTGGCATCCCTGCTGATGGCGGGCCGCCTGCCGCCGCCGGAGCGGGGCGCCTGATGGGCTACCCGATGGAGGCGGTCTTCGTCTTCGGGTCGAACCGCGCCGGGCGCCACGGCGCCGGAGCGGCGCTGCACGCGGCCAAGCACTGGGGCGCCGAGGCCGGCGTCGGCGAAGGCCGCACCGGCAATGCCTACGCCTTGCCCACCAAGGACGAGCAGCTGCGGACGCTGCCGATCGGCGAGATCCGCGAGGGGCTCGCCCGCTTTTTCGACTACGCCCGGGGGCAGCGTGAGTTGTTCCTGCTGACCCCGATCGGCACCGGGCTCGCCGGCATTCCGCTCGGGGTCATCTCGGCTCTCCTCGGGGAGTTCGCGCCGCTCCCGGGAAACGTGGCGCTCACCGGGACGTGGATCCCGGAGCGCCGGCGCCGCGGCAAGGGCGACGCCGGTGCGGAGGACGCGGCCGACTAGGCGGTGATATGCTTCACCGCCCACATGACGGCTTCCTCGATCCGCTCCGCGGCGATGTCGAGTTCGCGGTCGAAGGTGATGGCTGCAGCGAAGAGTTTCCCGTCCTCCTCGTCGACCGGTTCCGGCTGGCTGCGCAGGCTGTCGATCAGGGCGAGGAACTCCGCCCCCTTGTCCTTCACCGCCAGCATCTGCGCCTTCTCTTCGTCGGAGAGCACACGGTACTGGTGCCGCACCGCGTTGTTCCGGGTGCGGTCGTCGCTCTGGCTCGCGACCGTCTCGGGTGCCTCTGGCATCTGTCGTCTCCTCTGGTTCGTGTCCGGGCGCCTCAGCCCTGGGCGGGCGCCACCGCCATGGCACGCTCGACCCAGTCGGCGGGCCGCGGCGCCGAAGCCGGCGCCGGACCCGTCTCGGCCGGCTTCGGCGCCGCGGCGGCGATCACCTGCGGCTGCACCTGCACCCGGATCGCCCGGATGATCGGGTCGGAGACCCGGTGCGGCAGCGGCGCTTCGCAGAGCGCCGCGAGCAGGGTGTTCACCTGGGCGACCGGCAGGGTCAGCTGGATCGGCGTCTCCGCCGGGATCGGCTGGGCTTGGTCAAGCATGGGGGCTCCTCTTCATTCGTCGGGCGGCATGCCGTGGATCAGCTCTGCGGACCGGCCGAGCCAATACTCGTGCAGGCCGCGGCCGTAGTCCATGGGATCGTCGGGCTGGGCGGTGAAGCGGATCCAGCCGAGCGAGGGGTGCCTGACCGCGCAGTCGATCCGGCCGTCTGGCATGAGGTACGCCGGGCCGCGGGTTTCCGGCAGCGTCGGATCCGGCGCCGGAGCGTTCGCCGGCGTGCCGTCGCCGAGCGGCGGCGGGGCGTCGGGCTCCGGCAAGTCCGGCGGCACGTCTTCCTCGATCATCAGTTCACCCTCCGGAAAATGCCGATGGAATAGGCGTTCGTCTTGCCGGCGATCGACGCGAGCGCGATCCACGCTCCGGCCGGCGCGGTGTTGTCGGAGCTTTCCACCGCCGAGGCCCAGTCGCCGCCGTCCGCCGCGATGCCGGCGTACCGCAGGTTCGCCCCGCTCATCACGTTGCCCTTGGTGATCGTCGTCCCCTTGGTGGCGCGCATCAGCATCTCGGTCGAGCCCACCGCGCCGAGCGGCGCCGCGGCGATCAGCGCCATGATCCGGTCCCGCTCGGCATTGGTGGTCGGCAGCCGCGTCACCGGCACCGTGCCGTCGTTGAGGTTCGAGGCGTTGCGGTAGCGCGGGTCGCCCTTCTCGACGGTGACCAGCGTCTTCCCGCTCGGCACGTCGGCGCCGGGCTGGTCGACCTGGGCGATGATCGAGCCGTCCGCGTAGACGAAATACGCCCGGGCGTTGGTGTTGAGGTTGAGGTTGAGGCTCGATCCGGTGATCGCGATCCCGTAGCCGTCCTCGTGCAGCCGCAGGTGGCGCGAGAGGTCGTTCCTGGCGCCGGCCACCTGCGAGCCGAAGGTCATCCCTTTCCAGTATCCGGCGGCGGTCTCGATCGCGCCGTCGCTGCCCATCACCAGTTCGGCCCGGGTGACGTTGGCGATGCGGACGCGAATGTGCAGGCTGTCATCGTCGCCCTCGGAATAGACCCGGGCGCGCTCGCTGCCGTCGAGGTCGCTGAAGAGCACGGTGCGGTCGGCCGTCGTCGTCGCGCCGCGAAGCTCCAGGCTGCCGTTCAGCCCGAGCAGGTTTGCCGCCTGAAGCAGGTTGCCCACGTACGCGTTGTTGCCGATCGTCGCATCGCCCGAGGAGTTGAGGCTGGCGCCGCCGATCGCCCAGGAGCCGCTGATCACCCCGGTGACGGTCAGCGGGCTGTCGATCGTCACCGGCCCCGAGCCGCCGATCTTCATCGCCCCGTCCGCGCTGATCGTCCGGTTCAGCGGGTCGAAGAGCAGGTAGTTCCCGGCGCCGCTCTGGATCGCGAGCAGGCCGTCGCCGCCGCCGGAGCCGGACATGGTGAACCGGACGTGGTGCCGGGGGATGTCCGGGTCGGCGCCGTGCTGGATCGCGAAGAAGCCGGTGTTGTCGGAGAGCGGCAGGCTGATGCGGGCGCCGGTGGTGACGTTGCCGAAGAGCAGGTTGCCGGTGAAGGGCACGCTGCCGTCCAGCCGCAGGTACCGGGCATCGCCCATGGCGATGTCGAACACCATCTCGGCCGGAATGTCGTTGTAGACGATTTTGTTACCGGCCCCGAAGGCGACGCGGGCGCCGCCGTTCGACGAGGCGGAGGGGGTGGTTCGGGCGAGCACGCCTCCCGCCACCGCGCCCATGCCGGTCTCCCAGTCGCCGGTCACCGGGTCGACGATGCCGTAATAGCAGGCGTCCGAGCCGAAGGCGCTGGCGAAGGTCTTGTGCCCGTTGAGGCTCGCGCCGAGCGTCATGCTGCCGGTGCCGGTGGTCGGGCTGTACTGCGCAACCCGATCCGCCAGGTATGCCGCCATGGGTGGTGCTCCTCGTTATCGCGGCTGCGGGCCGGGTTCGTTCAGCGATGGCATCTGCGCGCCCAGCCGGGTCAGGACTTCGCGCATGTCCCCCTGCATCCGGTTCTGGGTCATGCTGAGGGCGTCGAGCTTGTCGACGATCGTCTTGCTCGACCCCTCCATAAGCGAAATCCGGTAGTCGTTGCGCGCGGAAAGCTCGCGCACCTGGGCGAGAAGCTCGGACAGCGACGCGACGCGCTCGTCGAGCCTTGCGGAACTGGCGTCGATCGCAGAGACGCGATCCTTGCTCTGGTCCTCGTGGTTGACGATCCAGCCCTGATGGTCGGACACCCGGGTGCGAAGCTCGGCGGTCTCGTTGCGGGCGGTGGCGATTGCCACCTCGATCGTGGTCATGCGCGCGCCCAGCGCGTCGACCTTCTCGGCCGCGGCGACCATCGAGTTCGCGACCTTCTCCCACTCCCGGCCCGAGCGCAGGATGCCGCCGCCGATCGCCGCGAGAAAGCCCAGGACGACGATGGTGCCGGTGATCGTCGGCCAGTTCCAGCGGAACGGCGGCGCCCCGCCGTGCTCGACCTTGATGGCGGTGACCACCTCCTCCTGCACGAGGTCGCGCAGCGCGGCGCGGCGACGCTCCGCCGGATCGTGGATTTCGTCGTCCATGGTCACCCGCTCTCCACGATCCGGAACTGCCGCTCGCCGCGACCCCAACCGGCGACGATGATCGGGTTCAACTCGTCAAGGTAGCCGAGGGTCGCGGCACTCTCCCGAGAGTAGACCTGATCGTTGGGAACGAAAAGGATTTGGCGGGTCGCGCCGCAAAATAGCGCGATGTCGCGCGCCGGGCCTTCCACCTCGTCCCAGAAGAGGCCGTCGTACTTGACCATGGCGCTGCGCAGCTTGGCGCCGGGCGAGGGCAGCACCGCCCCGCTCCGCGGGGCGACCGCCCGGGTGCCGTAGTCGATCACCCCGAACTCGGCGCCGAAGACGTGGGTGGTGCGCGGCTCCCAGTCGGCGGCGCCGCACCAGAGCCGGCCAAGCTCGCGCCCGCGCTTCGGCGCGACCTGGATCCGGGCGACCTGGACGGTGGCCGGCAGCCCGAAGTCGGCCGGGCGCACCACCCACTGCCGGGTCAGCGGGTTGATCGCCGGGGCGACGGTGGTGTTGAGCATCTCCCAGCCGCCGGAGGCGTTCGCCGAGAGCCGGAGGAAAAAGGTGTCGCCGCCGCGCATGTCGCCGCCGAAGGCGGCGATCACCCCCACCGGCCGCGGACCGGGGAAGCCGAAGGTGGCGTTGTCGCCGACCATGCTCGACCGCCAGATGCGGCCCATCCGGCTGTCGGCGAGGTTTCCGACCGGAAAGTCGGTCGCGCTCGGGCCGCTCGGGGTCGATCCTGCCTCGTCGATCCAGTTGTTCCACGACCATAGGTCATGCATCGCGTCTATCCCCAGAGCGTGAGGGCGACGGTGCCCTCGGCATATTCTTCCTGCACCCCGACCACCCGGAGCACGCGCCCGCCGTCGAGGCTCAGGCGGTCGTAGGTCACCCGCACCTGATCGCCCAGGTCGGGGATCACCTCCCCGGCGGTGAGGCGGCTCGTCATGAGGTACATCCGCCGCGGCTGGCCGTGCAGCGCCTGCATCCGGTCCGCGCTCCGGGTCGCCGCCCCGGCGGTGCGCAGCGCGCTGTCGGACGGGTCCGGGGTGATCGCCGCGCGCATCGGCACCGTCGCCGGCGCGGTGTAGGACGCCCACTCGCGCCGCAGCCCCCACTTCATCGGCGCGGCGGCGGCGACTTCGCTGCCGTCCATCGGCGACCAGTTCCGGGCATAGTTGACGGTGCGGCTCCGGTGCCCGGTCTCGTAGCCCTGCGGCATGGTGATGCGGTCGACGTCGAGGACGTCGTTCGCGTCGTAGCTCGCGACGACGGCGCCGCCAGGGTCCGGCGGCTCGAAGGCCCGGACGGTGATCCGCCCGGTGCGCGAGGCGCCCCAGAAGCACACTGCCGGCCCGAGCAGGATGTTCATCAGCGTGCGATAGGTGGTCGGCTCGGAGACCACCCAGCCGATCACGTCGTTGCGGTCCGTTGCCGCCAGCGCGGTGAAGGCGGCGTTGTCGACGTCGACCGGCACCACCCCGGCGCCGGCGCCGGTGATCGTCTCCACCTCGTTTGCCAGCACCTTGGCCATGTCGATCGCGCCGATCGACCCGCCCGAGCCGGCGCGGCCGATGACGTCGGCGGTCACCCGGAAGGTCGGGATCGATCCGAGCTTGAAGCAGCTGACCGCCCGGCAGGTGGCGTACTGCCCCGGCGGTACGCTTCTGGACTCCAGGAGCGCATAGGTGCCGACGTTGCCGTCGAGGTCGAGCGGCATGCCGCCGTCGCGCACCGCGTCGATCGACTGCACGAACCCGTCATGGCACTGGTAGATCTGGCGCACCGGGTCGATCAGGATCGGCGCCATGTTGTAGACCTGCCCAAAGACCAGCGGCCGCATCTGGCCTTCGAGGTCGGCCGAGCCGTTCAGGCCGCCGGTGCCGGGATAGGTGGTGAAGGCGATATTCTGGTCGAAGGCGGGGGTGACGTCGCCAAGCGTTAGCGTCGCGTCGGCGAGGCTGATATCCCAGCCGGTGACGTAGAGCTTGGCGAGGAAGTCGAAGCTCGCGCGCAAGGCGCCGGCCCGCCCGAGCCGGATCTCGACCGGGCAGCCGCGCACCTCAAGCTCGTCGAACAGGTCGTCAAGCCGGCCATCGGTGTTGACGAGGGTGACGGTGCCGCCGTTCGTCTTGATCTCGGGGCTGTCGATCGGCGAGAGGGCGATCGACCGCTCGAAGCTGCCCGGGTCGGAGACGCGGCCGTCGTACTGCCGCGGGGTCGCGTCGTCGATCGGCATGGCGTAGTCGCTCGTCGCCCAGCGCCGCCGCTCGGTCGGGATCACCACGTCGCCCAGGGTGATGATGTCGCCGAAGTGCGCCCCGCCCATGTGGGCGCCGTCCATGCGCGCGCCCGGCCCGGCCAGGGCGCCGCCGATCATCTCCCCGCCCGGGATCGTAAGATCCACCAGGAACACCTCCGCGGCGTCCCTCCAGGCGTAGGGCGTCATCGGCTGGGCGGGGAAAAGGCGCATGCTCATGCGGTTGCCGACCGGGCCTTGTTGATCTTGGTGTTCTTCTCCTGGCGCTCAAGCTGGCGCACCACCTGATCGAGCTTCTTCGCGAGCGTGTTGAACCCGGCGATCTGGACGTTGGTCTGCCGGGTCTGGCCCTTGAGCACGTCCTCCTGCAGCTTCGCCTCCAGCGACTTCGCGCTGCCGGTCAGCCCGCGGCCGAGGCGGCCGAGGGTCTTCTCCACCGCGGCGAAGAGATTGGCGTAGGTGCTCGATGAGCCGTAGACCTGGGAGCCCAGCCCCAGCACCGTCTGCGCCAGCGACGCGGCCTGGGAGGCGGCGTTGGCGTCGCCGGCCATTCCCCGGTTCGAGGCCTGGGCGAACTGCCTGCGCGCCTCGCTCAGCCGCGCCTGAAGCGAGAGCGGGCTCTCCTCGCCGATGCGCAGGCCCGCACGCGTCTCGGCGACGCTCTTCGCGGCGTTGCGCAAGCTCGCCGCCATGCTCTCGGCCTGGGAGATGATGCTCTTCTGGGCGTCGGAGACCACCAGCTCCTTCTTCACCACCTCGTCTTCGAGGCCGTTCAGAAGCTGGCGCCACTCGCGGTCGATCTTCTTCCGGCTGGCGCGGAACCACGAGGCGATGAAGTCGGTGTCGTTGAACCCCATCTCGGCGGCCTTTTCGAGGTACTCCCGCCGCTTGATCACCAGATCGCGCAGCGCGTCGGCGCGCTGCATCCCGGCGATCTCCGGGGTGACCATGCCGGCCTGGATCGTCTGGGTGACGAGCCCGAGACGGAATTCCACCTTGTCGGCCCAGGTGATGACCGCCTTCTCGGTGTCACCCATCATGTCGCGCAGAAACTCGCGGTATCGTTCGCGCACCTCCTCTGCCCGGGCCTTGAAGACGGAGTTCACCAGCGCGGTCGACCCGCCGATCTCGCGGGCCGTCGCCATCGCCCGCCGGCGGCCCTCCTCGATGTCGCGCAGCTGAACGTTGCGCCAATACTTCAGTTCCGCGGCGCTTGCCTTGCCGCTCTGGGCGATCTCGTTCAACAGGTCGGTATTGAAGCCCTGCACCAGTTCGCGGCGGATTTTCTCTTTCACCGCAACGATTTCCCGGACGGTGAACCCGAGGTCTTCGAGGATCGCGACGTTCTCCTCGGAGAACTTCTTCTGCGCCTCGCGCCATGCCTTCTGGGCGTCGGTCAGGATCGGGCCGCCGGTGGTGGCGATCTGGCCGGCGATCGCCATGATCGTCGCGACCTTCTCGTTCACCCGGGCGGCGATCTCCTCGGCCTCGGCGCCGGCGCCGGGCACGTCCCAGTAGGAGGTGACGCCGGTGATCGCCTTCATCGCCTCGTCGGCGTTCACCGCGCGCGTGGTGCCCTTCTGCATGGTGAGGCCGATCGACTCGACGTAGGCTTCGAGGTTCTTCGAGAAATCCTTCAGGAGCACGTTCGTGCCCTCGACCGCCTGCCGGGCGCTGGCGGTGGCGCCGGGGTTGTCGGTGTTCACCCGCACGCCGACGTTCTGGGCATAGGCGGTGCCCTCGAACGCCTTCCCTTCGGCGGTGATCCAGTCGCTGCCGCCGCCGAAGAGCGAGCCGGCAAAGCCGCCGATCACCGAGCCGATCACCGAGCCGAGCGCGGTGCCGATGCCCGGGACGAACGAGCCCAGGATCGCGCCGGCGGCGCTGCCGATGCCTGAGCCGATCGAGCCGGCGTCGCCCTGCATGATCCCGACCGCGGTCTGCGCCATGCCGGTGCCGATGCCCGCGCCAACGCTCGGGCCGATGTTCGTGCCGAACTTGTCCTGCATCCAGCTGGACAGCCCCTGGGTCATCGTCGTCATCTTCTCGCCAACGGCCTTGGCGAGCGGCTCGGCCATGGTCGACTGCATGTCCTGCATGACGTTGATCATGGTATCCTTGAACCCGCCCGGGCCGCCCATGGAATTGACGCCGCCGCCGCGCAGGATATCGCCCATGGCATTGCCGAGGACGCCGGGGATCACCTCGATACCCTTCGAGGTCTTGACCACCTTGCCGAAAATCGTCTCCCAGTTGTTGCTGAACTTGCGCGCAAGTTCGTCCATGTCATCCATGTATTTTTTCTGCTCGCGCAGGTTCTTTAGAATGTCGTCCTTTGTTTTCTTGTTCTTCTTTTCGTTCGCGTCGGTCTTCGCCGTCGACGCGGTGATCTTCTCCTCGGCAAGCTGCCGGCGCTCGGCGAGGCTCGCGGCCTTGTCGGCGTCTTCGAGCGCGCGGTTCCGCGCCGCCGCCTGCTCCTTCGCCACCGTCGCCGCGGCTTCGGAGACCCGCGTGGTCACCGCGTCGATCGTGCCGCCGAGGACGCCGAGCATGCCCGGCCCCTCGCCGAGCGCCCCCGCCGCGGTGTCGCTCATCACCTTGTCGAACCCGGCCTGGAACGCCTCGCCGGCCGCGGTGCCGACGTATTCGAGGCTCTTCGTCCCGGCGGTGAGGTCGCGGCTGAAGGCTTCCATCACGCCGGAGACGTCGCGGTTCTTCATCGCGGTGAACGCATCGGAGATCGCGCTGCCGAGGTTCGTGAAGACCGTCTTGATGTTCCCGGCGAACGCGACCGCGTTGTCGTACATGCCCTGAAGGATTGCCCAGGCGGCGTCCTTCATGCCGGCGTATCCGGCGACCAGCATCTTCAGCGCGGTGCCGATCGAGCCAAACGCCGTGGTCACCTTCGAGACGATGCCGGGGTGGTCGTCGGCCCACTTCTGCGCCCAGTCGCGGGCGGCGGTGTAGGCTTCGACGACGTCGTCGCGGAAGTCCCTGTAGACCTGAAGCGCAATGGCGCCGAAGCTCACCGTCTCGCCGTTTACCTCGATCGTCTTGGTCGAGAGGTAGCCGAGCGCCGCCGTCACCGCCGCGAGCGCCGCAACCACCGGGCCGATCCAGCCGAAGGCGACGGCGATGCCGGCAAGCGCGCCGGTGGCGAGCACCGCGTTGTCGGCCATCCACTTGAACGCCTCGCCGATGCCGCGGGCGAGGCCCTGCACCGCCTCAAGCTGCACGAACGCGGTCAGCGCCGCGAGCACCTGGGTCAAGGCGTCGAGAAACCCGCTCTCGACGATGGTGATCTTCAGCCGGTCGAAGGCATTGTCGAGTTCGTTCATCCGGCTGGTGGTGGTGTCCGCCCCGGCCGCCACGCCCACGAACTTCTCGGTCAGCTTGTCGCCGAACGCGCCGACGAACTTCTCGGCGGTGACGTTGCCAAGCTCCATCTGCTTGACCAGTTCCGCCGTCGTCATCCCCATCGCCTCGGCCGCCAGCGCAAAGGCGCCGGGCAGGCGCTCGCCCAGCTGGCCGGTCAGTTCCTCGGCCTGCACCCTGCCCTTGGAGATGATCTGCTGCACCGCGGTCAGCGCGCCCTCAAGTTCGTCCTGGGTGAGCCCGTAGGTGGTTGCCGCCGCGGTCAGGCCCTCGAAGATCTTCCGACTGTCGGAGAGCGGGATGTTCGCCGCCTGCGCCGCGGCGAGGAGCCGGGCATAGGCCCCGGCCGAGGACATGACGTTCTGGCCGAGCATGTCGGCGGTGTCGGAAACGTACTGGAATTCGCGCGCCGCCGCCTCGCTCGACCCGGTGACCGCGGTCAGCGTCATGTTGATGCGCTGCATCTGCTGCGCGGTGTCCATGAGGCTGCGGATCGCCCCGGCGCCGGCGAAGGCGGCCAACGCGCCGCGGACGGCGCCGCCGAGGCCGGCGACGCCGCGCATGCCGCCGATGAGGTTCTGCATCTGCGCCGTCGCCCGGGCGATCTCGCGCTCGGCCGCGGCGGTCGCCCGGGTGGTGCGCTGGAACTCGGCCTCGGCGCCCTGCGCCGCCTTGCCGACCGCGATGAAGCGGCCCTGCGAGTCGCGGAGCCGCTTGTTGAGATTGTCGAACGCCTTGTCGCCCTTGACGACGCTCGTCGAGTCAACGTCGACGCCGATCTCGATCCTATCTCCGCTCACCCGGCCGCTCCCTGTCCCGTCGTTCCTCCGCCGCCCTGGCGCTGGCCGCGTGCTCTTCCTCGATCACGTGCAGGATGGCGAGGTCGCCCAGGCTCAGGCGCTCCCTCGTGACCGTCGTGAAGGCGGCGAAGTCCGGCCACTCGAAGCTCCTCGGACCGGCAAGGCCGGTGCCGCGCCACGCCGAGAGCGCCGCCCAGAGACCGAACTGCCGCTCGAAGACCATGGGCATCGGCGGCACGTCGAGCGCCTCGGGACGAACCCCCCGCTGGCGCCACTGCGACAGGTAGGCGTCGCGGTTCGTGGTCTTGCCATCGGGGGACAACTGGCCCAGGTCGAACGTGCCCCGGACGTGCGCCCGGAGCGCCTGGATCGCCGGATGGTCCTCGCCGTCCTCACTGCTCGCGAAAAAAGTTGTTGCGCGACACGTAGAACGTGTCGACCTGATCGCGGAACCACGGATACTTCTCGGCGAACTTCTTCACCGCCGCGGGCGAGTACGGCACATCCTTGCCGCCTTCGGCGAAGTTCTCCCAGCCGGCGATGCAATGGACCACGCGCTGCAGCCGCTCGCGCTCGATCGACGCCGCCGAGTTGAGGAGCTTGCCGGTCGTCTGCACGGCGCGCACCCGCTTGTCGCCGATCGACGCCTCGAACGCCTTCATCCGCGGGGTGTCCGGCCCCCAGACCTGCACGGTGAGCGGCTTGCCGCGGCGGGTCAGGATCTGGCCGGTGTTCGGATCCGCGACCTTCATGGTCACCGGACCATCGGCCATCTCGGTCGTGGAGAAGTCGAAATCCTCGCCCTCGGAAAGCTCCTCGGGGGTGATCATCTCCTCGGCCGCTTCGGCCGCGTCGGCGGCGATATCGTCGTCGGTCAGGGGCAGGTCGTCGTCGGGGGTCATGCTCGGGCTCCAATCAAGGCTCAAGGCGAAACAGGGTCGTGTGCCGGGCTCCGGGTCTTCAGGGACTGGCCGGCGCTTCCGCTGCGCCTCCCCCGGGAGCCCATCTCGAAGGATCGGGACGCGCCGGCCAGCTTCGAAGGACGCCCCGGGGAAGGGGGGCGCCCTATGCCGCATCAGGTGATGACGATCGTCAGCGCCTCGACGTAGGCGCCGGCGGAGATCCCCACGTTCACCCGCGAGGTGTTGCCGCTGTCGACGGTCGCGGTCGCCCGCACCAGGGCGTCGATCGTCGCCGCGAGGTCGGCCGCCACGTCGGTCGTGGTGTCGGCGCTCGCGAAGCTGTAGTCGTCCACCTCGGCGGTCTGGCCGTTCACCTTGACGGTGACGGTGATGGTGCCGCCGGTCGTCGCCGGGCCGCCGCTGAGGGTGATCGTCGGTGCGGGCGAGCCCACGCCGTTGATGGTGAAGGTGAGGCCCTTGCCGGTCACCACGTCGGACGGAGTGGTGTCGATCGGCGGGACGCCGGCAACCGTCGAGTCCTGAACGATAATCTGGCTCCGGTGCCCGGACGACAGGTAGGGCTTCACGGCCGAGAAGTCGACCTGCACCGGCAGGCCCTCCGCCGTGGCGTCGCCGATCGAGCCGGTGTTCACCTTCACCCGCGGGAAGAAGAAGCTCAGGAAGCCGCCCTCGTTGTCGTCCATCCGCAGCAGGAGGGTGATGTCCTCCTCGTGGTCGAACGCGTTGTAGATCGTCGCGCCGATGCCGCCGCGGTCGAAGAGCACGGTGAGGCTGCCCTGCACCGTGCAGTTGTTGCCGAAGAGCATCGCCGGGATCACGTTCGAGCCGACGACTTCCGAGCCCGCCATCTGGTTGTCGACGGTGAAGTTTGCCGCGGTCACCGTCGCCGCCGGCTCGTCGTTCACCAGGAGCAGGCCGTTCACCGCGACGAGCACCGGGTTCGTCGGCGCGCTGGCGTAGTCCGGCAGGCCGACGCGGGTCACCGTGAAGGAGCCGGCGGTGGTGCCGCTCTGGATCGCCTCGGCCACGGTGATCACCGCGCCGTTCACCGCAATGATCGTGCGCGGGTTGCGGTTCTGCGGCATGGCGTCGAAGCCCGCGCCGTCGAAGATCACCTTCTGCCCGGGCTCGAGCGCGTCGAAGTTGCCCGCCGCGGCGGTGATGGTGCCGGCCGCAGCGTTGAAGGTAAGCGCGGTCAGGTCGGCTTGGGTGAGCACGATCTGGCTGTCGCCGTCGAAGGAGCCGCCGGTGATGTCGTCGGCGGTCTGGCCGAGGACCGCGAAGGTGGCGGTGGCGATGCCGGTCGAGGGCAGGTCGACCGCGGCGGTGTTGAACCGGCAGCCGCGGTAGGTGATGAAGCTGCCGATGTCCGTGAACGCCCGCTCGAAAATGAAGCTTCGCAGGATCGAGCCCATCTCGACGCGGGCGCCCATGAACTCCATGGTCCCGGAGTTCACCGTCTTCGGCAGCACCGGCACCGCGCCCGGCTCAAGCCGCACCGTCGCCTGATTGCCGGCGGTGATCGCTGCGATCGAGACCCGGGTGCCGTCGAGGTTCACGTCGCCGTTGCCGACGAACGCCACCGTGTCGCCGGATCGGATCGCGCGCGCGACGAAGGTGGTGCCGGAAATCGTCATCCGTGCGGTCAGCGGGTCGGCCGGGTAGTCCGGATGCACCGAGAGCACGACGTTGTACGTGCCCATCGGGGTCGCGGCCGGGCTCTGCCAGATGCCGCCAAGCTCGGCCTCCCAGGCGTCGGCGTGGCTGCCGGGCGAAAGCTCGACGACGATATCGCCGCCGACGCGGCGAATGCCGTGGCGGCTGTCGGCGGCCATGCGGTCGGAGCGGGTCTCCTCGGAGTTGTAGCTATCCTTGGTCAGGCCCAGCGTGGTCGAGCGGCGCCGGACCGTGCGCATCGCCGGCACCTGCGGGAACTGCCCGGCGCAGACTTCCTCCTGCATGCCGAGGTCCGCAAGCCCGCCGGCGGCGATCAGGGGGGTGCAGAGAGCCATGGTCGCGAATTCCCTTATCTAGACCCCGAAAGGGGTTATGCCACAAGGACAGGCCGGCGCACAAGGAATGTCACCCGGACCGGAATGTGCAGCCAGCCGGGGCTTTCGAGCAGCGGTGCAAGTTCGCTTGTAAGGACCAGACCGCTGTAGGCCGGGCCGCCAACCGCGCAGCCGTGCCAGAAGGCGGCGCGGATCGCGTCCGCCATGTCGCTCGCGAGGGTAAGCGCATCGGGAGTATCCTCCCCGGCCGGTTCCTCGGCCGGCTGCCACACCTCGATCGCGTAGATCATCCGCTCCTCGGCCATGCCGCCGCCGCGGTTGCCGATCGTCAGCGTGTCGGTCGCCACCGGGTCGAGGCGCTCGGCGATGTAGGGGACGCCGGCCTCTGGCTCGAACACCTGCCCTTCGAGCTTCACAACCGCAGGGAGGCCCGGGACGGCGAAGAGGATGCGGCGGAGGTCGGCGCGGACCACCGACATGATCGCGGTCATGCGGCACCTCCCCTGGCACCGGAGGTGATCTCGCGGATCCGCCGCCGGATGAAGACCGGATATTTCGCCGCGATCCGCCGCACCCAGCCGGCCGGCTGCTGCTTGCTCCACCCCTCGTATTCGAGCCGGCGGATATACTTCGCGGAGTTGGCGATGGTCAGCCGCTTGCCGGCGCTGCCGAGCAGCTGCGCGACCGGCGGCTGCGGCTTCGCCTTCGGCACGTCGTCGGTCGGCGCGACGTGGCTCGCGGGCGAGCCGTCGAGCATCGGCCACCATGCGTTCTGGGCGTTGCCCACGTCGACCGGCGTCTCGTCGACGAGGCCGTTCCAGAGGTCGAGGTTCGCCGCGGCGACCACCCGCTTCACCGCCCGCTGCTTGTCGGCGATCTTCTGGAAAGCCTTCGGGTCGAAGCGCGTCTTGATCATGTGCCGGCGAGCCCCACGAAGAGCACGTGGTAGACCGCCGTCCCGTCCGGCCGCGCCCGGCCCATGTCGCGGACCACGTAGGCCTTCGGGTCGCCGGGAAGCTCGACGCGGTCGCCCACCTCCGGCACCCAGGCGAGCCCGGCCGCGGGGATGTAGACCTTCGCCGCCTCGTCGATCGTGAGGTCGTCGAGCGCCTTGGTCCGCCGGTCGGTCGAGGAGACGCTCGCGATCACCATCTTCGCGGTCTGGACGAGCGGCGTCGTCGTCACCCGGCCGCGCACCTTGTCGCGCGCGGTCACCACCTGCCGGCTGATCGTCACCGTGCGGCCGTTGCCACCGCCGGTGATCAGGCGCTCGGCGGTGGCGCGGAGGCGGTCGTAATCCATCGCTTACGGCCACCCCACCAGATCGCCGAACCACTGCACCGCCTCCGGGCTCGGCTGCAGCGTGCCGAGCGCATCGAACTGGCCGATGCCGAAGATGCCGCCGCCCTGCGGCGCCACCCAGGAGGGGGCGGCGACGGGGGCTACTTTGACCGTTGGGTCAACGGTGCTCTGCTGCGCCAGATAGAACGCTTCATCGAGCAGCGGCGCGACGATGCCGGTCACCGCCGGCAGCCCGAGGTCGGCGAGCGCGTCTGTGCCGATCGGCGCCCGGCCGGCGCCGCCCTTGGCGAGGAGCCGCAGCGGGTCGAAGTAGGTCACGCTGAGGTCGCCGACCTTCTCGCTCTGGACGGTCTGGCTCTGCACCCCGCCCGAGCCGGTGCCGATCACCCCGGGCAGCTGGCCGCGGGCGGACGCGAGCGCCGCGGCGATGTTGCCGAGCCGGATCTCCGGCGGGATCGCGTCTGCCGGCACCAGCGGCGCGCCGCCGCGGTAGTAGGCGCCGATGCGCGGCCAGACCAGCGCCTGCGCGAAGGAGGCCTTCACCCCGGTGTAGATGTAGATCTGCCCGTTGCCCACGTAGGCGGCGCCGAGGCGGAGGTGCCCCTCCTTCTCCTCGGTGGTGAGCGTCGGCCAGACCGGATCGGCGAGCGGCCCGATCCAGGCGTCGGCCTCGGCCACCGTCGCCCAGGCCGCGGCGTCCGGCTTGCCGGTCCCGTCCTCGACGATCAGCGTCACGGCGTAACCTCGGCCTCCCGGAGCTTCACCAGCGCGTCGCGGGTGTCGAGGTCGCCGATGGCGATCTGCTTGGCGGCGGCGGCGACGGTGGCGATGACGAACGAGCGGAGGTCGCCCTCGTGGTGCCCCTGCCGGCAGGCGCGCTTCCAGGCGGCGGTCCATCGGTTGAGGTAGGCGGCCGGCAGGTCGTCGCCGGGCTTGAGAACCGGCTCCTCGCCGCCCGGACGCGCGGCACGGGCGGCCTTCGGCGCCTTTTCCTGGGGTGCGGGACCGGACGACGCCTGCGCCGCTCCACGGGCCTCCTGGCGCGTCTCCGGGGCGGCGCCTGCGGGGAGCACCTGCACCCGGCGCACCTGCGGGCTCACCCGCTTGCGGCTCGCCAGCCGGGCGATCACGTAGCCGGGGATCTCGGGGTCGTCGATCACGGCGCCGGGCTGGTAGTCCCGGCCGCGGATCGTGAGGTTGAAGTTGGCGACGTACTGGGTGACGTCGATCGTCTGCGCCTGCATCCGGGGGGCTCCTCTCGTCGCCCCCCTGCCGGGCTTGGAAGTTGGGCGCCTCGCCGGCAACAAAGGCCCCCTCTGGCCGCGGAATGAGGGGGGTCTGACAATCCAACCGGAGGGTAAGGGCCTTTGGGGGATTGCCGGCGAGGCGAGCCGCCGCCCTGGATCAGGCGACGGCGTCTGCGAAGTACGTACCGAGATCGTCGGCGACCTTCTCGTGCGTGAAGGCCATGTCGATCTCGATCCGGTCGGAGCGGATGTTCTCCATCCGGAAGCGCATGATCCGGCTGCCGTAATCGGAGGCGCCGTTGTAGCCCGACCAGACGAACGTGTACCCGGCCGAGGGGGTGAGCAGCCCCGGACTCGACGCCGCGTGCACCAGCAGCGCGCCCTTCGGCGAGCCGATGAAGGCGTTCGACTGCGCCGCGCCCTCCTTCGCGGTGTTGACGATCGAGGACATCACCTCGATGCGGTCCACCTCGAAGAGCGCTGCCAGCGCCTCGCGGGTCACCTTCGCTGGCGCCCCCGGGGTCTGGCCGTACTTGATCCGATCGATGATCGAGTCGTTCTCGCGCAGGCCGGAATAGGTCATGTGGCCGAGCAGCAGCACGTTCGGCATGATGCCGGTGCGCAGGAGCGCGGCGTCCTTCGCCGCCTGGACCACCTTGGTCGGCTCGCTCGCGGCGTCGTTCCACTGCAGGAACTGGTTCGCGCCCGGGGCCGCGGCGACGCCGGTCAGCACCGTGTTCCAGACGCCCGGCGAGAAGAACTTCGTGGCGAACTCCACCTCGCGGCGGATCAGGCCCTTGCGGGTCACCCAGCGCGTCGCCTCGGCGTCGATGTTGATCGGCTCGTCCTGGTTCGCGCGCATCTGGTCGTCGACGTCGCGGTGCACGCCCCACACCGGGCAGTAGTAGGGCTTGCGGTCGATGTCGTAGCCGCCGCCCGCCGTCTCGGTCGCGGGAGCGCGGATCTTCATCTCGTCGCGGTTCCAGTCGCCGGCAGGGTAGACCGTGAACAGATCGCTCTGCTTCTGGACCGGGATCCGCGGAAAGATCCGATCGCTCACGAACATGCTCTCGTCCTGCACGTATGCGATCGAGATGTTCGTGAGCGGGCGGTTGACGTGAAGGTCGCTTGCGGTGATTTCCTTTCGGATCACCGAAGCATATTCGTTTGGATGGTCGAACATGGATTTGCCTCTATTCCGGCCGCCCGATTAACGGAGGCGAACCTCCAGGATGACGCCTGCCGCGGCAGCGGCGGTGATCGCGGTGCCGATCGGATTGGTCGAGCCGGGGACGGCCGCGCCGTTCGCGTCGGACGCCACTTCGGCGCCGATGGTGACCGGGGCGCCGGCAACCACCTTGGCAATGCCGCCGTGCACGACGGTCACCGCCTTGCCGGCGGCGTCGACCTTGTTGCGCGAGACGCCGATCGCCTTCGCCGCCGCAGTCGCCACCGCGCAGCCGCGCTCGCGGGTCGTCGACGCGACAAGGATGCGAAACTGGCCCACCACGCCATCGGAGACGTAGCTCGTCGTCAGGATCCGCTCTTCGAGTGCCATTCTCGGCGCCTCCTTAAGTCTCTGGTTTCGCGAGAGAAACCGCGCTCATTACTGGGCGCGGCCCTTCTGCTCCGCGAGGTAGTCGGTGTAGAGGCCCGGGTTCTCGGCCACCGCCTGGGTGTAGGCCTTGGCGAAGCTGATGCTGTCGCGCTTCTGGATCTCGCCGGCCTTCACGTCGAGCGCGGTCTCGGCCGAACCCTTCATGATGACGCTCGACCCGAAGCCGCCCGCGGTCAGCACCTTGGCGAGGTTCGAGGAGGCGGCCTTCAGCACGCGGTGAAGCTCGGCGAAGTCCTCGGCCGGCAGCGCCCCGGCGGCGCGCTTGAGGATCGGCGCGAACGCCTCGGCCTTGACCGGCAGGTTCGGCATGTCGGCCGTGATCTCGCTCGCCATCTTCGCGATGGCGCGATCCTCGTCCATCTTGGCGATCATCTTGGCGCTCGCCTCGTTCTCGGCCTGCAGCTTCTTGAACGCTGCGGCGACGACGGGGTCCGCGCTCTTGAGGATGGCGCTGAACGGGTCGGCCTCGGCCTCCGACTTGGCGATCGACGCCTGCGCCGTCGCGAGCGCGGCCTCGGCGTTCGCCGCCCGGGTCTCGGCCGCCTTGCGGAGCGCCGTCTCGGCCGCGAGCTTCTGGTTGTTGTCGGCCAGCGACTCGGCCGCCTTCTGCATCTGCTCGGTCAGAGCGTCGAGATCACCGGGCATGTCAGCCCCTCCGCGTTTGAAGATCTGGATTGTGGCGTTCGGGTCGGCGCCGAGATCGACGACCGAAATCTCATCGAGCTTGATTTTCCGGAGGCGGTGCCGGGGCTTGGTCATGCCGGCACCCGCACGCCGCGGCCCCCGATCGAGAAGCCCTTGAGCAGGCCGCTCTTGACCATCTTCCAGGCGGTATCGTCCTCGACCTTCGCTACCACCCAGAGGCCCTCCTGGGTCGCGCCCATGCCGGGCGGCATGAAGTCGCCGGCGAGCACCGCCATCTCGACGATCTCCCCGCCCTTCACCGGCTTGCCGTCAGGACCGGCCATGTGCATGACGCCGAGCGTCCGCCCCGACTTCATGAAGTCATGGACAGCCGCGCGCAGATCCTCCGGATCGATCGAGTCGCCCTGGGTGTCGAAGAGCAGCTTGCCGGCCGACTTCGAGACGTAGGCGAAGCCGCCGACGAGCCGGCGGTCGGGGTCGATCTGCCCCTTGGAAAACTCGACTGTGATCTCGAACTGCTCGCCCATGGCGCCATCGGAGGCACCAGGGCGCTGGTATTGTCACGCGATTTCGTTGCGTTAAACGCTCGTGTCAGGCGTAGCCGGCCCCTGTCAGGACCAA